ACCGGATGGCCGACCGCTGCCCTTGGTGTCCCTCTCTCTCCCACGTGACGCTTGGTGTGGTGCGCTCTCTCTCTTCTGACGTGGAGGATTTGTAAACCGTTCGATAAAGCTTATCGCGCTATGAGATTTGAAATTTGAATTATATGCACGGCTTTCTATGTATTAGGTAGCATATGAAGCGATAAGGTTTTCTGACACATTGTACTATGCCTAAGACGTGGCCCAATTAAATATTATCTGGCGAGTTATGTTAACTCTATTTTGAATCACTTATTCTATATATAACTAGTGGATATGAATATTTAATATCGTCTATTGACATTATAACTCCTTAAATTTTTGTATAAGAGATTTTTTAATATGTATTTGCTAAGATATAGACGTGGAACATCTTACTCACAACGACGATATAATACAGGTAATAATGTGTTTAAACGTGTATCATATGTTAAACGTAAGGATGGTAAGCGTCGATCGAGTCATGGAAATAATGTTCATGAAGATGGGAAGATGACGTCTCAACGCATACATGAAAATCAGTATGGGCCTGAATTTGTGATGTCTCAAAATTCAGCGTTATCCACATTCATTACTTTTCCTCATTTGGGGAAGACTCAACCTAATCGGTGCAGGTCATATATTAAGCTGAAACGGCTTCGTTTTAAAGGAACTGTTAAGATTGAACGTGTTCATGCGGATTTGAACATGGATGGTTTGCTCCCTAAGATTGAAGGTGTATTTTCCCTTGTAATTGTGGTGGATCGCAAACCCCATTTGAATGCTTCTGGATGTTTGCACTCATTTGACGAATTATTTGGTGCAAGGATCAACAGCCACGGGAATTTAGCTATTATCTCAGCTTTGAAAGATCGTTTTTATGTTCGTCATGTATTGAAACGTGTGTTGTCCGTGGAGAAAGACAGTACGATGATGGACCTGGAAGGATCGATCTTTTTTTCTAATAGGCGTTTTAATTGTTGGTCAAGTTTTAAAGATAATGACCATGATTCATGTAATGGTGTTTATGACAATATTAGCAAAAACGCCATATTAGTTTATTATTGTTGGATGTCGGATGTAATGTCTAAGGCATCAACATTTGTATCGTTCGACCTTGATTATGTTGGGTGAATAATAATAAATTGTAATGAGAAATAAAAATATAACTTTTATTTCAAAGATTTAGGCGGATTGGAATTACAGTTTGTGTTTATACATTCATGGACCGTTGTCCTAACTAACTCGTTTAATTGGGCCATTGACATTGTAATGTTTGATTGGGCCCGTTGTAACCCGGCTTGTGATGCTGAATCTCCTGGGTCTAGGACGCTTGCTCCCAAACGATTTAGTTCTTTATAGGGGTGTAACGCGTTGTCCAACTCTGAATCAGTATCTGTGTGGGCTAGCCCAATTGTACTCTTTGAAGCCCACGATTCACCTGGTCTTAATTCAATTGGGCCGGGTAACCCAACTCTTGATATTGATGTGGACCTCAACGTTTTCCGTTCCCATCGTCCGTAGTCCACATGTGTAAAATCCACATCTTTATGCGAGAATTGTTTGGATAGTATTTTGACCGTCGGTGCCCGGAATGGGATATCCACCGAATGTTTCGCCGTGGACAACTTCCATTTTCCCTTGAACTTGGCAAAATGCGTTCTGTGGTGGACATTTGTGTCGCTAACCCTGTAATACAGCTTCCATGGAATTGGGTCTTTTAGCGAGAAAAAGGACGATGAAAAATAGTGGAGATCTATGTTGCATCTAATTGGAAATGTCCATGACGCTTGTAAGGATTCGTTGTCAATCATCCTTTTGTCATGGATCTCCACAATAACTGTACCAGTTGCGTTTATGGGTACTTGTTGCCTGTACTCGATGACACAATGGTCTATTTTCATGCAGCTACGACTAAGTCTAGCTGTTAATTGAGATGCAGTTGAAGGAAATTGAAGGACTATCTCAGTTAGATCATGAGACAGCTGATATTCATCCCTATTGGATTCTATGTAATTAAAGGCATTTGGAGGATTTGCTAACTGAGAATCCATATATGAATAATTGGCCGCGCAGCGGAACTGTTTGAGTAATCTTATAGACTAACAAGGTTTATGGGTAAGAACAGATAGAACAAGACGAATAGTATATGACGGATGATGAATATGAGCAGGTTAAAGAAGATTATTGTGTTATGAAGGGCGAAGAGAATGAAGAGTAAAGGATGTTATTCTGGATAATTGTGTATATGATCCCTAACTGTGTTTCTGGAAATAAAATTAAAAGCTAAACTAATGAATATGAGCTAATGATAGAGAAATTAGCTATTTGTGAAGAAATTGATGCTGTGAGTTTTGTTATATGCCGTCGTGTTTATATAGACACTCATGTGTCTGTGTGTGTTATGAAGCGAGAGCGTTTCTTGTGGTATTTTCGTAATAAGAAGGCTGGACACCAATTGAATGTACGGAGAGACACCAATTGAGCTCTTCAACTCCCCCCCCTTGTATTGGTGTCTGGGGTCTTATTTATAGTATACCTTCTATTCTTTAATTTTTGGACACGTGGAGGCCATCCGCTATAATATT